ACCACCTTTACCTTCATATGTCATCTTACAAGGAACAGACCCCACTGAATCCCATAAGAAACATAATGAATAATCCAACTCACCCTTCTCTTGTGCATCTAACAAACTATTGATGTAATCTGTAATTTGTTCGATGTATTCAAAGTTATTGTTGAAGATAAAGAATCCGTCCCAATCAAGTTCTCCCGTTTCTTCATCAACCACTTCTTCACATTCAAATCCCATTAGTTTTGCATGTTCAAAAGACCACTTCTGCTCTGTAATGATGAACACAGGTAAAATACCTTTCTTTTGTGCATCAACAGCAGTTTTAACTAATGCTGTGGTTTTTCCTGTATCAGAGTGACCTAACAACATATTAAGGTGCCCAATAGCGGGACCAGGTAATCCAACCGCATCTAAGAACTCAGAACCCAAATCAAAAAATCTTTGTGGTTTGTACTTCGCCGATGTGGAGAATTTTTTCTTTAATGAACCGAAATCGTTTTTCTTAATAGCCATATTACAATTCGTATACTTTAAATTCTGTAATGGTCTCTAACTTATCTTTTGCGTCAGTAAGTTGTCCAACCAAATTATCCATTTCTTCTGTGTGTTGTGGATGTTCTCCAATACCAACAGAGTTTGAGAAATAAATATATAAACGAGCTTCGGCATCTGCGATCTCAGCTTCATACTTTTTAATCAAAGCGTCTTTTAATTTTTCTGCAATAATTGGTTTCATTTTTTTGTTTTAATTAGTTAATAAAAAAAGCATGAACACTTGCAAGGTATCCATGCTTCGATGATTTTTTAGAACGGTAAATCTTCTGCCGGTTCTTCATTGGCCTGTGGGTCCGCAGGTGTTGGTGTTTCTTGTTTGTTTCCACCTAATGAAATTTCAGCTTCTTCACCATATACATATTTTTTAAGTTCAGAAGACCAAATTGGTGTTTCTCCAACCGCTACGGCTTCTAAATACTCTACAGGTTTTTTAGAGTAAACATCGTTCCATGTAAGTTCATCCTGAACCCATCCGTCCATAATTTCTTTATCTTCGTGAAGTGGTTGTGGGTCATCATACATGATTGTTTGAATAACTGTGTATTCTTTACCCTGTGGTGTTTTAGCCTTTGTTAGTTCGATGATTAAGTCACGACCTTTTTCTGCGTCTGTAACATCACCTTTAGCCTTCCAAATAGGGAGAATTTTATCTAACACACCTTCTTGTTTGTAGTTGTGTTTAAATCTCCAAAATTTAACACCATCTTGTTCATTATCACGGTCAACTACTTTAACGATATAAAACAATCGAGATCTATATTGTGAAGCCAATTCTTTGTCTTCTTTTTTACCTGTAGAGATAAGTTCGTTATATACTTCGGTCAATGGTGATCGTTCGTTGTCATTTTTATCAGGGTCATACAACTTAACCCATTGTCCGTTTACTTGGATCTCGTGATACCATACTTCAACAAACGGAGACGATCCATCTTTAGTAGGTAAAATACGAATTCTTCGTGATGCAGATTTTTCATTCTTTTGTAAAATTGCTGAAAAATACTTTTTCAAACGGTCTTCTTGTGAAATGTTTGATCGTTGTGAACTCGATGTTGTTGAGTTCTTTTCGTACTGTGCAAGTACTGAATCTAATACTGAATTTGCCATAAATAAATTTTTAATTATTACTCTTTTATCTACAACAAATATAAGTGAATATTCAAGTTTGTCAAATAAAAAAGGGACCGTAAAGTCCCTTTATATTATGTTTAATTTTTTTTTAGTTTTGGTCTTCGTTATCGTAGATATTGAAAGTTTTTTTGATCTCCCCTGGTGAAAAGTTTTCAACATCGTCTGAAGTTAAAACATATTCATTTTTTCCCGTTTTATCCATTTCAACTTCTTTGTCTTGGAAAAAATCAGTAAGTTTTTGATTATAAGGATATGAGTCTAACGATCTTAACATAAGTTTTTCCTCTGGTGTTTTTTCTCTATACTTATCGAATTTATTTTCAAGGTTATTTATTTTATCCATGATTTGATCCATCGTATTCAACTTACTTTCTAAATCATCTAACTTTGAGAACATGTTAGTCATAAATTCCTCTTGTTTTGTTTTGATTTCCTGTTGGTTAGTTACTAAATCGGTAATATCAATTTCTTCTGTATCTTCGGTTTCTGTACCAGTCCCTTCGGCATCCACTTCTTCTACATCAGGGTCCGATTGTATATCAATAGGTTCTGCCACTTCTTCAGGTGCTGCTGCATCTGTACCTGTTGCAGCTTCAGGTGCCGCTGCGGCATCAGGTGCTGCCGGAGTCGTTGCGGTGGCATCGGCCTCAGGAGTAGGTTCTTCCTCAGGTAATGGAGCATCTCCTTGTTCTTTTAGTATGTAGGTATTAATTTGATTAAACCTTTTTAGTTCTTCGATGATTTTTTTATCAATATTCATTACCTTATTTTTATCCGTTAAGTAATGTCTTAACACCTGTCGGTGTTTCGACTTTTAATGTTCTATTAGTTTTCATAGTGTTGTCAACTCTTTCAATAAGACCATCTTTCATTCTTATCGTATAACAATCACCTGTATCTAAATCACAAACTTCTTGATAACCATTACCACTATCTCTTTGGGTAACTCTAGTATCTTTTTTTAGATAGTCGTCTAAAAGTGCTTTCATGTTCATAATAATTTCTATATAAATATATCGTTTATGGGAAATAAGTTACCGCAAGCTCAACAAGTTGTTGATATGCACTATATACACTTGGTAAAATAGTTTCATTCTGTACATTTGTGAGAACAAAATCCTTCATTTGACTTGCACTTTTTCCTGTAAAACCGTAACCCGTATCCCAAGTCGCAATAATAAATTGAGCGATTGCTTGTTTTGTAGTTTCTTGTTGGTTACCAGTATTTAAAAGTTTCATTTCCTCAACTATTGGTCCTAAATTTTGATACAACTTGTAAGTAATTTCTATTGATTCGATGGCTTGTGCAAATGAGAATAATGGATTGGTTACATTATCAACACTAGTACACACCAAGGAATTAAGTCTTGGGTCGTCGCTGTATGTGTTTTTACCCGTCAACTCAAACAAGTTATTGTTAATAGGTTGTAATAGATTATCCTCGAAACCATTTGAAGATCTTGTAATTGCAATAACAAAAAGTGTAATAGCAATATTTTTATCAATACTTGGTATTGATTTGATGAGGTTAGCAAATTCATTAAAGGTCAAATTACTTCTACTGATGGCAACAAAAGGTAAGGTGGAGTATTTTGAATTAACTAATAACTGACATTCATCTTCAGGTTTCAATGTTGTTCCAACCGCCTCAGGTTGATCAAGGTTAGTTGTCGCTCCTTGTGGTGCTGAGATAGGGTTAGGTCTTTGAAGTGCAATACTTTTATACTTCTCTAAATAATTCTGTTTTATATATGTTGCCATACTATCGGGTGGTGGTAATTCATATATTGGCATTCTAGTACCTTTGAATTCTGTTTCAAATCCTTGAGGAGAGATTCTATGTTCAACACTATATATTTGATATGATCCCGCAAAAAGTGGAACATGTCTCAAATTGAAGTACATAAGTGGTTGTATCATCACATTACCTAAGGATGAAACTGTACAGCTATATGAAGAACTTAAATATAAAGAATATATTGAGGATGTTTGTTGAGCGATTGAATCCCCATTTACACCATTTGCAATTTGGTCTCTCACTAAAAATGTTGCTCCTGTTGGTTTTTTTTCGTCCATACCAACTTCTAAATTTGAGAACATATTTTGGTTTTGAATACCAAAGTCTACGGTAAACGCAACCACTTTATTTGAAAGTGAAAAATTGTATGGTGGTGTTACAGGTATTCTTACAGGACAAGTAGACGGGTTTCTAAAATCATAACTATCGTCATTATATAATACCGTATTATTATTTGACTTAGGGTGTTCTGATGTTTTACCAACATACGACAAAACAAACTTTGGTTTAGAGTCTATGTAGTTAACTTCAGCATATGTACCGAACAGTGAGTTTGGTAAATCAATAGGTTTAGGTATTGCGTTTGGTGTTGGCGATTGGTTTCCATAAAAATTAATGTATGCTGGCATCGCGTAAAATAACATATTGTCAATTACAGTCATAATTGTATCAACGGTGTCCAATATTGTCATTGTTTTTCTTTCTTTCAATAATTTTGCAATTTGTATAACATTTACTTGAAGTGTTCCGCCGATATCACCATTTCCTGCATTTACAAAAATGAAGTCTTCAAATAATGTTTTACTTTTAAAATCTCCACCCGCAATCCATTTATCATTGAAAGCTTGGAATGTGTTGTATGTACTTAGTTTAGTAACATTACCACTTACATTCGATCCTACACCTTCTATCTCTGTTTTTGTATTCGGTAGATTTTTGTTTAATCTCGAAGAGATTTCTCGAACCATATCACTCTGTAGTGAATTCAAGTCATCTAAAAACTGATTGTAGTCACCGAAGAAATTATCAATATCCCAAGACCCACCGTCATACAATGTTTTGAATTTTTGAAAAGCATAAATCTTAATTAACGGGTATAAAGTTTGAACATTTGAAGATGAAAATTCAATATTATTATCAATAAAGAAATCAGTAATTGTAGATCCACTATCCGAATATAATACATTATTGTTTACTGAGAATCCAACATATTTTTGTAGTTCTATCCAAGATTCAGAATTTAAAGATTGGCTGTCTAAAAGAGAAACACCTGTTCCATCACCAGGGAGAGTCCCCAAAACATATTCTGAGTATGTTAGTGGTTGTAATGGTTTTAGAGTATCATCAGTTGAAAAACTATTGAATACTTTTCTGTTGAAATTGGAAGGGTTACCTATTTTGAGAATACAATCAAAATTTATAAACTCCTCGAGTTTTTTTGACATGTTAATTTGCTGTACTTGTGCAATATTTACCGCGTCTATGTTTTCTTGATTTATAATTGGGTTTGTTAAATCAGTTTCTTTAACAACAAACAAATTCAATATTTGATCTCTTAATCTCCTTTGTTTTATGTTTTTAATCTTGTTAGTATCAATATAATCAGGTGTTGTTCTTTCACCACTTAATACTAAAATTTCAGAGGCATCAGCATTCGGGTCACAAAAACCTAAAAACGCCTTTTCAAATTCATCTAAAATTTGAGGGTTGAAGGTTCCTATCAATGTTGATATGTTAGGATATAACCCAGGTCCTAATCCGTATGTTATTCTTTCATCAGGTTGTGGTTTAACTATCGGGTCAAAATAACCAAAATTTGAAAGTCCCCACATACCTCTAACCGAACCATTATACATTGCGGGATTATTTGAAATGTCTGTTTTCAATTTTTTTGTACCCGTGAAACATTCTAAAACGGTTTGATTGAAAGGGGACCCTCCATTAGATGGTACCGGAATGTATACTTTATTATTTTTGTCAACCATCGCATTTTTATCAAAAATAAAATACTGATAATAACCATTTACTACAATTGATCGGTCTAAGTTATTCGAGTCTCCACTGTATGGCATAAAAAATGAAGAATTACTGTTTGTACCTATTCTTAACTTATTTCTATCATAAGCTTCTTCAAATTCCGTGGTAGAATAAGTGTTAAATAAGTTTTCTTTGGTAAAGTACCAATAAAAATCATTTATCAACTTAGGGTAAAATCCTAAATTATATTTTTCAATAAATTGTGTATTTGCTGGTGGTGTTAAAATAGTTTCAAAGGCCTTGAATGTTTGAGTACCCCCTGTATAATT